AGTGTGGACAGCTTTAAAAAGAAATGTGTCATTGAAAGATATGATAGCAAGTACATCTAATAAAATTATTACTTTAGATATTTTAAAAAGTTTCTTTGAAGTTGAAAATATCCTTGTTGGAAAAACTATTTACTCAGATGCAAATAATAAATTTCAAAGAGTATGGGGAAATAATATTATCCTTGCGTTTGTGCCTAATTTGAGTTCAAGAACTCAATATGACCCTGCTTTTGGTTACACCGTTCGTAAAAAAGATTCATTACAAATTGATGAATACGAAAAAGAAGGCAACAAGGTTAAATATATTAGAGCAACGGATATTTACACTCCATTTTTGGTTGGTCCAGAAGCAGGATTTTTAATATCTAATTGCGTATAGAAAAGGAAATTGAATATGGCAAAAAAATACACTGTTACAAAAACAAATATTTTTTATGACAACCAATTTTATGCGATAGGAGATGAAATCACATTGTCAGATTCTGTCGCAACAAAATTACAAGATGTCATAACTCCTCTTGAAGAAGAAACTTCAACTAAAAATAAAACAACAAAAAATAAAACAGAAGAATCAAAAACTCAAAAAGATGAAAATGGTTCTGATGTCAATAAAGATACAAAAGCAAATGAGGGAAATTCATAATGACAGAAAAATTATATAAACCTTTATTGATTGATTCTATTAATGCAAATGCGGATTTACCCAAACAAGTCTTTGTAAATTTTGACGGAGATATTTGTTCAGCAGGTAAAAAGGCTTATGGCGTTTGTGATGTTGAAACAGAAAAAGACCAATTCGCTCCAGTTGCTATTCTTGGAATTTTACTTGTTGTAGCAGGTGGAACAATTACAAAAGGTTCAGATGTAACTTCAGATAATTCTGGGAGAGCCGTTGTTGCAACCTCAGATGATGCTGTAAATGGGTACGCACTAGACGATGCATCTGAAGGTGAAGTAGTAAGAATTGCAAGAGGTTTCTAATGTCGATTTATTGTACTCCTGAAGATATAGAAATTCAAATAGGTACTACTTCTCTTATTCAGCTGACAAATGACGACTGTAGTCAACAAACCGTTGACACTGTCGTTGTTGAGGAAGCTCTTATTTACTCCTCTACCCTTATTGACGGGTATTTGAGGGGAAAATATACACTCCCCTTAAATACCCAGTTTCCTTTATTGAGAGTTGTTGCAATCGATTTGAGTATTTATAGACTTTATTCAAGACGAATTTATACAGATATTCCTGAAACAATAATAGAAAATTACCGAAACGCAATAAAAACTCTTGAACAGTTGAAAAAAGGTGTAATCACTCTTGAAACCGACACAAATTCAGAAGTGAAATCAAGTGGCGAATATCGTACAAATAAAACCACGTTTGACAGGTTATTTAGCAAAAAAGTAATAAATATTGAGTATTAAATAATGACAATACAAGAGATTGAGAATTTTATAATAGCTAAACTGCAAGAAGATTTTAAAAGTTTACAAGTTGTTGGTTTCCCTGAAAAGCCTCAAGAATATATTTTATTACATCCAGTAGGTGCGATTTTAGTACGTTACAGTGGTGGAAGTTACTCAAACTCTAATGAAATTTGGTTTATATCTCAAGATAAAAAAATGGAGTTTGCAATAACAATAGTTGCTAGAAATCTTCGTTCTAACAATGGGATTTATGAAATTTTAGACAATGTTAAAACTTCTCTTTGTGGTTACAAAATAGACGGTTGCTCAAAATTAATACCGACAAAAGAAATGTTTATATCTGAAAGCAACGGTATTTGGCAATATGAAATCAGTTTTACCCTAACAACACCTAGTGTTGAAGAAATGGAGGAAATGTAATGCCCGCTAGTTATTTACATGGTGTGGAAACTATAGAAATAGAAAAAGGTGCAAGAACAATAAGAACAGTTAAAACTGCTGTTATTGGCTTAGTTGGGACAGCACCAATACAAAATATTGATGAAGAATATAGGACAATAAATGAACCTGTACTAATTTCAAGTGATGTTGATGCTACAAAATACTTTGGAACTGCAACAGACGGTTATACAATTCCTCAAGCATTAGATGCAATTTTCGATCAGGGAGCAGGAGTTGTTTTAGTAGTAAATGTTTTTGACCCAGAAAAACATGAAACCGTTTCTGATGTTACCAAAGGAGACATTATAGGTTCTGTTGATGCAACAACAGGTAAAAGAACTGGAATGCAAGCATTTAAGGATTGCTATTCTTTGTTTGGTTATTTCCCTAAAACTATTATTGCACCTGTTTATTGCGAAGATACCGCTGTTGTTTCAGCAATGCAAGTTATTTGCGATAGTATTCGTGCAATAGGAATTGTTGATGCTCCAGTTGGAACGACTGTTCAAGATGCAATCAAAGGTCGTGGCGAAAATGGAACAATAAACTTTTACACATCATCTGACCGAATTGTCCTTTGCTATCCTCATTTGAAAGTTTATGATTCTAACACCGATTCATATATTTTAGAACCTTACTCTCAAAGATTAGCAGGAGTAATTGCCGCCAAAGATTTAGACAAAGGCTATCACTGGTCGCCTTCTAATACTGAAATTCAAGGAATTGTTGGAGTTGAAAAACAGCTAACATCTATGATAAATGACCCAACAAGCGAAGTTAATACTTTAAACGAAGCAGGAATTGTAACTGTTTTTAATTCTTACGGTTCAGGTTATAAGACTTGGGGAAACAGGTCTGCGGCATATCCAAGTTCAACGTATGTTACTAACTTTATAAATATTAGAAGAACAGCGGATATTCTTCATGAAAGTGTTGAATATTCAATGTTGCAGTTTATAGATTATCCAATTGATAATGGACTAATCGAATCTATAACAGAAACAGTCAATTCATTTATTAGAACTTTAATAGGCAGAGGTGCGTTGATTGACGGCAAATGTTCGTACAATGCAGATAAAAATCCTGCTACTGAAATTGCTAACGGACACATTGTATTTGATATTGAATTTATGCCACCAACACCTGCTGAGCGAATAACTTTTGAAAGTTATATTGATATAAGTTTGCTTGAGTCGTTGGGGTCATAGATGAAAGCTGAAGTTAATTCTTGGGGAGAACTTATTGTTAGTTGTGAAGAATATGACTTGTGTCAAACTTGCCAAAATAGCAAAAGATGTCCTCTTATACAAGCTATAAGTCAAGAAATTGTTATACTCCATTATTCACCTATTGGAGTTGGAGAATGTGGTCTTTATATAAAAGGAAAACAAAATGAGCAAAATTAAAATTAATAAATTAACAAATGCTAATGTTTATATGGATGGTGTTAATTTGCTAGGACGAGCAGAAGAAGTTCAGCTTCCTCAAATAAAACACAAAATGGCTGAGCATAAAGCACTTGGTATGGTAGGAAGTGCTGAGTTTTTCTCTGGGATTGACAAACTAGAGTGCAAAATAAAATGGAATGCACTTTATCCTGAAGTTATGTTATTAGCAGCAAATCCGTTTACTTCAACATTGATTCAAGTAAGAGCCTCTTTGGAAACATATAACGCATCAGGAAGAACAGATGAAGTTCCTGCGACTGCTATTATTATGGGGACTTTTAAAGAATTTCCACTTGGAACAATCAAACCTCAAGAAAATGCAGAGTATGAAACAACAATGTCTGTCACTTATGCAAAGTTAATCGTTGACGGTGTAGATATATTTGAAATAGACGTTCTTCAAAATATCTATAAAGTAAACACTGTGGATATGTTGGCTAAATTTAAGAAAAATATAGGTGGTTAATAAACTTATACACAAGATTTGGAGGTATCAAATGACTTAAGTGAAAATGTGAAACCAAGAGCTCTTAAAATTTTTGTAAGAGTATCAAAACGTGGACTAATTTTATTTGAGAATATTTTATATAAATTTTGACGATTTAATTGAGTTTTTTCAGCCAACTTAGATATTCCACCTTTAGCTTCAGCAACTCTTTGAATTGCTCTCATTAAAGATTTAGTATCTCCATCTTCTTGATATTCTTCAATTGCAAGTTCAAGGTATGCAACAGCTTCGCAATCATCTTGCAAAGATTCATTGATATAATTATCCCAAGAAGTTAGGTTTTTATTTGTCATGGTTGCCTCCTTTATATTCTTTTAAGTATATCTTGGCTTTGGTAATATCATCTTCCTGACTTGATTTATCACCACCAGAAAATAATATAACTAATGTATCATTTTCAATTGTGTAATAAATTCTATAGCCGGGTCCAAAGAAGAGTCTCAATTCATACAAGTCATCTCCAAGATTTCTTGTATCACCGAAATTTCCATCAATCATTCTATCCACTCTTAGTTTTATTCTACGTTTTGTAATTGGATCTTTGATTGATTCTAACCAAATGGTAAAAGGGACTTTACCTTTATCAGTTTTGTACATCGATATTTTATATTGACTCATAAATATATTGTATCATATTTGCGACAAATAATCAATATCTATAAAAATAATTTTACAAAGGAGAAAAAATGACAAAAGAAATAACTTTATCTGACGGAAGGCTTGCAGTTATAAAAGATGGCAAAGGTAGAGATTTGTTGAACGCACAGAAGAAAGCGAAAACTTCTGATGAAATTCCGTATGCTTTGATTGCTGAATTGACAGAAATTGATGGCGAATATTTAGTCTATGAAGATATTTTAGAATTTCCGATTGAAGATGTTATTAAACTTCAAGAAGTTATCGGGGGAAAGTTACAATCTCAAGTGAATGCATAATTCACCTAGCTAAGACTACAAACTGGAGCTATTCAGATATTTGCAATATGCCTCTTGATGACTTGGAATATTGGACACTTCAATCAATTAAATACACTCAAAAATACCGCAATGAATTAGAAGAAGAAATAAATAGATGTTAGAAAATGAAATGAAGATATCTTTAACCCTTGTAGCTTTTGATAAAATGTCAAAAGTGCTTCGTGATGCTGTTCATTCTTCTAACAATGAATTTGATAAATTCCAAAACAAAATCCAAAACGTATCTTCAAAACTAGAGAATATTGGTAAAGTTGCAACATTAGTTGGTGGTAGCTTAACAGCGATTGGTGCGGCTAATTTAAAACTAGCGGCAGATTTTAGTGCAGGTATGACAAATGTTGCTACGTTGATTGATACTAATGTCGAAAACT